CTCTTTCTAGTGATTCAAGCTCTTCTAAATGAACCTCCAAGGATTCTCCTCAGGATCAACCCAGAAACCATAATCACAACTTTCCTCATCACAATGAGGAACATAAACATCATTCCGACAGACGAAACGATGATGAATCTCTTCGATGAAATACCAGAACTTCTCCGACATCTTGCCTCCAAATTTCGGTTGGGGGTTTCTCTCCCCTCCAAAAGAGGGGGGAGAGAAACCTCTTTCAAAGAGAATCAAGCTACTTTCAGAACCCCACAGCACCAACCACCAACCACCGAAGGGTTGGACCTATGGTCCAGCAGTCCGACATTTGCCGACAGTTTCCTCGATTTACAGGGTAAATCCTGGGCGAAACTCAGTACAAGGTACTGAGAATTACTTAGTACAGAGTACTAAGTGCAGCAGCAGACCACCGAACTGTGTTCGGTGACCCTACCCCACCCCCCTTCGGGGGGTGGCCCCCGCGCACATGCATATGTATAGATAACCATTTACAGTGCGTTTGGTTTTTGGAACTTGGCTCCTTTGTCGCCTGTATGCGCCAAAGTGCTTGGTATTGGTACTGAGTATCAATCTCCTCCCCTGGGGGGTGAGGAGATTGGTACTGAGTAATTACTCAGTATAGAGGTTTTGTGTCCCGCTTTTGAACCTGTGTGGGCTGTTCTGTAACAGTACTGTAACATCAGTTACAGGTGCCTGTTTGGGACATCTAACCTATGGTATTGACACACAACAGAGGAGCGCATACATGCCACAGAACGGTGGAGGACGAGGATGGGCTTGGGACGAGGACTCCCATCAGCGAGTAATGCCCGAGAACTGGAAGTTATTACTGGAGTGGTTGCTTCTGGGACCTGAGAGGTCCCCTCGCACCCAAAAGGAATGGGCTGGCGAGCACGCCATCCATCAGGACTCAATTCGACGTATCAAACGTGACCCCCGTTTTGTTCGTGAGTGGGATCGTCGTGCAGCGGAACTGAACATCAACCCTGAAAGGGTGCAGAGCGTCATTGATGCTCTTTGGCAGCAGGCTGCTAATGGTGATGTGAAGGCTGCGTCGTTGTATTTGCAGTATATTGAGAAGTTTACTCCTCGCCGTAAGGTGGTTGTGGAGGATGAGCGGGACGCTCAGTCCTTTAGTGATGATGAGTTGGCTTCGTTGTTGGAAGAGGAAGTTGCTTCGTTGCGTTTGATTAAAGGTGGTAAGGACGATGCCTAGGGTTGGTAGGAAACATTATCCGTATACGGCTAAGGGTCGTGCTGCGGCTTCTAAGCGGGCGAAGAGGGTTGGTAAAAAGGTGACGCATACGAGGAAGAGTCGGTGACTGGGTTGCAGGATTTGCGTGATGATGGTATGTGGATGCAGTTGGAGGCGTTGGGGGAGCGTCCTGATTTGTTGACTGACCCGTTTTTGGATGATGAGCCTATTGAGTGTGGTTTGGATGTCTCTGAGGTGTGTGATTCGTGTCAGTAGGGGGATGTTGTGTCGATAGAGGATGTTGCGGATAGGGCTGATGTTTGGTCGGAGGCGGTTAAGAAGATTATTAAGGCGATTGTGGCTGCTGGTATTGCGCTTGTCGCTGGGATTAGTGGTCTTATGATGCTTTGGCCTGGCGGTGAATCTGAGCCTGTTGGGGTTCGTACTGAGTTGATTACTGGTGGGGGTTACTCGGTGCAGTGTTCTCAGTTTATGAATACGATTGACATTACTTGGACTGAGCAGCAGTGGTCTGTTTGGGAGCAGTTGCGTAAAGGTATGGATTGTTAGATGACTGATTTTAGGGTTTCGGTGTGTGCGGGTCAGGGGTTTCGGATTCGTCCGATTGTTCGGAAGTACAGGAAAGAGGATCAGATGGTGATGCGTGGTTTGCCTGTGTTTAGGACGCCGTGTCCGTATACGCCTGAGGTTGTGTTGGGTGGTGAGGGCTAGTGGAGGATCTTGAGAGCGATTTCAAGCAGATTAAGGTGAGTCGGCTCACGTTGGGTTTGATTATGTCGGTAGCGGTCACTAGTGGGGTGATTGTTTGGAATGCTGCGCAGGTTGCTGGTCGTATTGGGGAGTTGGAGCAGTCTGTTAATCGGATTCAAAGCGATATGTCTTCAGTCCAGGGAACTGATCCAGCGATTTTGGTGCGTTTGGATGCGATGGAAGATGTTTTGGAAGATTTGAATGAAAGCGTTGATGGCGCTGATGAGCTTTCTGAGCGTCTTGACGAGTTTGAGGAGTGGATTGAGGAGTTGGATCGTGATTCTGGGGAGGAGTTGCGTTGGGAGTTGGATGATTTGCATCATCGTTCTTGGGCATTTGAGGAGGCTCTTCGTTCTAGGTCTTGGGGTAATGAGATGTTAAACGACTTTTTGGGGTATTAGTTGAAGGTTTGGATTGATCAGGACCTGTGTACTGGTGACGGGATTTGTGTTGAGATTTGTCCGTCAGTTTTTGATATGCACGCTGATGGTTTGGCTTATGTGAAAGAGCCTGATTGGCCGAATCTGTATGGGCCGAAGGGTTCTCCTAAGGGTGAACCTGTCCATAAGATGAGTGAGGGTATGGCTATGGTTCCTGATGAGGATATTGATGCGTTGATTGAAGCGGCTGAGGAGTGTCCTGGTGAGTGCATTTTTATTGAGGTGTAGGGGTTTGTAGTGTCTCGTTTGGCGGAGTTGCGGCAAGAGGTTGAGTGGCGGAAGTGTGTTCGTAGTGAGAAATATTTTTTTGAGAATTATTGGTTTATTGCTCACCCTGCTTATGGGCGTATTCTGTTTGCTTTACGTGCGGCTCAGTCGAAAGCTCTTGAAGAGTGGCAAGAAAATAGGTATTCGCTTACATTGAAGGCACGCCAGATTGGGTGGACGACGCTTGTTGCGGCGCACCAGTTTTGGTTGGCGTTTTTTAAGGCGGATCAGAACATTATTGATTTGTCTCGTACTGAGCGTGAGGCGGTGTTGTTGCTTCGCAAAACGAAGTATGGGCATAAGCATTTGCCTATTTGGATGGTGGATCGTGGACCTAAGTCTTTGGTCGAACACCAGCAGCGCATGGCGTTCGACAATGGTTCTCAGATTGTTTCGATGCCTTCTGCTAGTGATCCTGCCCGTGGTGAGTCTGCGACTCTGATTGTTGTGGATGAGTGGGCGTTTTTGCCTAATGCTGAGGAGGCGTGGGCGAGTATTGAGCCTGTGGCGGATGTTGGTGGCCGTATTATTGGTTTGAGTACGGCGAATGGGTCGGGCAACTTTTATCACCATTTGTGGACTGGGGCTACGACGGGTAATAACAAGTTTTCGCCAATGTTTTTTCCTTGGTCTGCGACGGAGGATAGGGATGATGCGTGGTATCAGTCGAAGCGGGAGTCGATGTTGCCGTGGCAGTTGGCTCAGGAATACCCGACCACCCCCGAAGAGGCTTTTATTCGTTCGGGAAATCCTGTGTTTGATTTGGACATTCTTGATGCTATGCAGATTCATGTGCAGGCTGGCCGTTACGGGTATCTCCATGAGCTTCAACCCAAAGTTTTGGAGTTCAGATGTTGACGTTGTGGCAGGAACCAGAGCGGTGGAACGGATACGTCCTTGGCGTGGACACGGCTGAGGGGTTGGGTCATGGCGATTATTCGTGTATCCAGGTTTTGGATGCGAAGGAAGGGAAACAGGTGGCCGTATGGCATGGCCATATCCCACCTGATGAGCTTGCTTACGAGGTCTATAACATTGGAATTTGGTACGGGAATGCTTTGTGTTGTGTGGAGTCAAATAACCACGGGTTGACTACTATCACTCAGTTACGTCAGTTGGGGTATCCGAACATGTTTCGGCGTCGGTCGTTGAATAGTCAAACGGATCGCATGTCACAAGAGTTTGGGTGGAAAACCACGAGGACTTCTAAGCCGTTGATGATTGACGATCTGTCAATGGCGTTGCGTAACGATGAAATCGTTTTGAGATGCCAACATACGTTGGCAGAGTTGCGTACCTATGTGCGTAATGAGCGTGGCGGCATGTCAGGTTCCCCACATGATGACCGTGTGATGGCGTTGGCTTTAGCTAACCAAATGCGCAAATACGCTTTTGTTCCCGAGTATGTTCAACAGGTGGATGACACCTACACGTTTGATTGGTGGATGAGGAAAGCCAACAAGCATGAACCTGTAGGCGATACCATCGGTTTGAATACTATTCGTGGGACAGCTTAAATATGTCTATAGGACTTATGTCTATGATTGGAGCAGCCGATAATGGCTAGTAACCGCAGATACAACGCATCGGGGATGGGCGAAACAATGACCCTGAACCATGCACAACTTTATAATGGTCCCCCCGCTGAAGGTGGGGCGCAACCCAACAAGCCCCGATTCACTGGTCAAATGAACGAAGTTCATCCTGGTGATAAAGGTGCTGGAATGAAAATTCGGGAAACGCCTCTTAATCAGCATGGAACTACTGGCAAAGTGGCTCCTAGTCGTGGGCTTCCTCAACCCGATAGTGCTGTTCGAAGCACCTGATTGTGACGGTCCTAGATGATGGGGCCAGCTTTGAAGAGTTCACTAAATACGTTATTGAACGGCGG